CTATTCTTTTATTTTCATTTTCTACACATTTAAAAACTGCGTCTGATATATTATCAATACTATATTTATATTTAACTTTTTCAATAATATCTCTAAATTTTTCCTCAATATTCGGCTCATAAAATAATTGTATCATCTTAACATCATTCATTAAATGATTTTCATCTTCTGTAATCTCTATAGGGTCTGCTATTGTTATCTCTTCTTTAGCAAACATGCTGTCTAGTTCTTCACTTGTAAAACCAGTTAAATTTAAGTCTACATCTAAATCTAATAAGTTATTGAGTTCTTCTTGTAAAAAGTTATAGTCCCAACCTGTTTCTTCATTAATTCTATTATCTGCTATTCTATATGCTTTAGCTTGTTTGTCAGTAAAGTCACCACGAACAACTGGAACTTTTTTTAAGTTTAACTTCTTACTTGCTTGAAATCTTGTATGACCAACAACTATTACATCCTTCATATCAACAACTATAGGTTGTTGAAACCCAAACTC